TTTTGCCCTCTCTCCCACTGTTGAACCGTTGTCTTGCCAATACCAAGGATCGCCGCAAACACGGCCTGGCTGACATGGTTCGCCATGCGGATGCGCCGGATATCCTCGGGCTGAAACGCCCGTTGGGGCGGTAAGCAGAGCGCATTAACCTTGCGCATGGTCATTTCATCCATGGCCCCGGCCTTGAGCAGGTCGCGTGCCATATCATGGGCAATATCCAAAATCTCACTCATGGTGCTGTACCTCCACTATGGAGCCTGCCTTCAAAAGCAAGCCCACCTGCGCGTCCGTTGCCGAAACGAAAGCCTCGGCAACCAAGCTTAGGGCTTCCTTTTCCTTATCTGAAATATTGGCCCTGGCATTTTTGGCGAACGCATAAAGAAAGACAACACGTTCCGCATTTGGCTTTTTGTATCCCATAAGGACACGATAGCCGCCACGCTTCCCGCTCCCTTCCCGCGCTAACCGCTTTTTAAACAAACAGCCTCCAAGATCAGCCTCCACCTGCCCCGCGACAATCTCCGTCGCCGCTTGCAGCAAGACGGAATCCGGAACGTCTTCCAGGCGCGCCCAGCGGGCGAACCATTTATTTTTAAACACCCTCATTTTTTTATAAATATAGCACATAGTGATACACTTTGCAAGGTGTAAGAGTTTTACTTAAAGAGGGCTGTTTCGATTTCATCGACCCGCTCCGGGTCCACGTCGTCCACCCCTTGAAAGACATAAACCGTGTTTCCCTCGAATTCCTTGATTCTCTCATTGTCTCCTCCTTCAGTATCAAAGTCCAGGACCATGACCTCGATGCCCTCCTGGTCGGCCATGATGTGTTGAATCAGGCCGCCATCCATCGTGATGACCACTCTTCCCATAAGCTCGCCTCCTCCTTAACCGCACCAGGGGTTATGATTCAGTTCCTCGAACCCCAGGGCCGGAGGGCCAAGGGTCGAAAGAATTTGATTGGCTTCCGGGGTCCACCAATCGGTGGCCGCCTTGCCGTCCGGAGAAAAGTCCAGGGCGATCTCTTCAGGCTTTTTGTTGGGCATTGGTCCGCACCCCCTGAAAATATTCCGGCTTGTTCTTGCGGGTCGACACCACACCCAGGGCCTTCTCAAAGTGGCTCATGGCCTCATCACAACTCTTGCCCTGGAATCCCTTGCCTTCCATTTTGACCTCGCCGTCAGGGGCAAAGTCTAAAATAATTTCTGTCGCCATGCCCTATCTCCTACAGATCAGCCGGATGCGGCCGTCGCCTTGTTTTTCTTCAGTGACTCGATAGCCCTTCTTCTTGGCTTCGGATTTGGCTTTCTCTACCCCGTAGGACTGCTTGAGCTTTCCCAGCCAGGAGTCGTTATAGCCGTTTTCCTTCCGGTCAAAGTCGGAGATATGAGCCCGGTATAAACCATCCGAGTACTGTTGGAAACCGATGTCGTTGGCTGCCGGGCCCACATGCTGGCGTCGGATAATGATGTGGGCCTGCTGTTCTCTCCGGTCACCTTGGTAACCGTAAAGAGCCTTGGCTTCCTGGTTGATCTCCACCTTTCCTTTAAACCCTAAACGCTCAAGGGCAGCCACCAGGGCCGCCCTATCCCGAAACTCAACCTGCACTTCTGAGTAGTGGCTCATCAGTTTCTCTCCGCCGGGCCGACAGTGCCCATGATCTTGATTTCAGATTGGATGCCCACGTTAAGCAGTTCCTGGACACAGGCGTCGATATCACCCTCATGCAGGGCTTTTGCCCTGGCGGTGATTATGAGCCATGCCCATTTAGGAAGGCTTATCGGGACCGGAACCTCGATGATTTGCCGGGTTGCTTCGCTGATCTCCACGGCCATCATAGCTGCACCCTCCTCTTGCCCTTGACCTCTTCCAGGATCGGCTTGCTGGCCGGGATGGTCCGACACCTGGCCCATTCCCTCAGCCGGTCCATCTGGTCTTTCTGGGACCGGGAGATGGGGATCACGAACCAAGCCGCGGCATCCAAGTCGCCGCCGTTGTATGCCGCCTCGATGGCAACCTGCCGGATTTCTGCGCCGCTGTAACCATCCAAATTCGGGTAAGGGAAAGCCAGGTCAACTTCAAACTGGTGCCGGTAAATATCCAGGATTTCTTTTTGTTCCCCTGGGCCCGGGTTATCCACAAAAAAGATGGCGTCCCACCTCCCCATCCGGGTGTATTCCGGGGGGAGCTTGCTGTAATCGTTGCAGGTGGCGATGACGAACACCTCAGAGGTGTGATCATTCAGCCAGGTTAGGAAAGTGCCTCCTACCCTTTGGGTCGTGCCACCATCCGTGGAGCCGCCGCCGACCCCAGCCAGGCCCTTCTCGATCTCATCCAGGAAGAGGATGCAGGGCGCCATGGCGTCCACCACCTTGAGGGCGTCCCGCATCTTGGCCTCGCTTTCCCCTACCAGGGAGCCGAAAACCTTACCCAGGTTCAGGGAGAGGCAGGGCCAGCCCACCTGATTGCCCAGGGCCTTGGCAAAGTGGCTCTTGCCGGTCCCGGGGACCCCCAGGAGCAATATGCCCCGGAACGGCAACCCGGGGCGCCGGATCCTGAACCGGTTGAGCGTCCAGTCCTTCAGGTTCTCCAGGCCGCCCAGGGTTTCAAAGGTTTCCTTGAATTGACTGAACTCCAGGGCCGCCGACTTCTTGACCATCTGGGCCTTTAGCTCGGTGATGGTCTTGGGGTCGAAACATTTCTGCCGGACCAGGGCCAGGGCCAGGGCGTTCTCTGCTTCCTCCCAGGTAAGCCCCTGGGCCGCATCCAGGACCATGTCCTCGTTCTCAGCCTTGACCCCGGTGCTTTCCTCCAATCCGCCCAGGATACTTCTCAGCTCGTCCCGGGTGGGGAGGGGGAAGTCCAGGACCACCACTTCCCGCTCCAGTTCCGCGGGCAAGTCAACGTTCGGGGCGACCATGACCAGTGTGATCCCCTTAGCCTTGTAGGCGGGGAGGTTGTTCTGGATCGCCTGGATAACTCCCGGCTCCTTGATGGTGAAATGGAAGTTGCGCAGGAACCAGACCGCCTTTTCTTTCCCCCGGGCCGCAATTTGGGGGAGATCGAAGGGGTCGGCCTCTTGCCATTCCGCCCCGTTGCCCAATTCCCGATAGCCCCTCACGATGTCCCAATGATAAGGGTTTCTGCCGTTGATCTTCTTGACCGTGGAGCCGATGAACCGCTCCGGCTCATGCGTCCGCACCATAAGGACCGGGTAACCGGCCTTCAGATAATCTTGAATCATGAGTCACCCCCAGGAATTAAAAAAGCCGCCCTAAGGCGGCTAAAAGTTTTGTTGGACGAAATAGTTAGTTCAGCTTATGTTTTGAAATTTTTAATCACTTTCTTCTGGTCGGAATGGTCGGAACCCAATTCGTCTACGTTTCGAATCCGGCGGGGCCATAAGTTTACGGATGGCGTCGAAGACCACCTTAAACTGGACATCATACTTCTTTTCCAGGTTCTCTAACTTGCGCGCCAGTTCTGCATGGGAGGCCATCATCCGGCGTAGCCGGATAAAGGCCCGCATGATCTCGATGTTCACTTGGATGGCCCTGGGGCTGTTGAGAACGCTGGATAGCATGGCCACGCCTTGCTCCGTAAAGCCATATGGAGGGTAGCGCCGCCCGCCCCATTGACTTGAGGTCACAGATTGTGACCTCAAGTGGTCGAATTCCACCCGGCTCAGTTGAAACATAAAATCCGCCGGGAAACGCTCCTGGTGCCGCTTGACCGCCTGCACCAGGACCTTCGTTGCCACCCCGTAAAGCGCTGCCAGGTCGGCGTCCAAGATCACCTTCTCGCCCCGGATCAGCAAGATGGAGCGCTCGATCTGCTCCACCGGCACCAGGGATTCCTTATCATCCATAATCCACCCGGCTCAATATTATCCCTTTCCTCACCTGATTTCAATTCCTTCCCCCCTTTTCCGAGAGATTGGACGGATAACCGGCCTTCAGATAATCGGTGATCATCGCCTTGTCTCCAGAAAAGATGGTTTTACTTAAAGGTGGTCAAACAGGCTCGGCTCTCGCAGTTCCGGGACCGTCACTCCCAGGTTCTCCTCCAGCCATTCGGCCACCAGGCGCCGGTGACAGAATTTGCCCGGAGCCTCCCAACAAATGAGGATGGAATTTTCCCCCAGGTCCTTGTAAACCCTCCGGGGGTCCAGGTTGTCCAGGATCTTCCGATACTCTTCCCGGTAGGTGGCCTTGTCCATTTTCAGCATCTCGCGCCGGGGGGCCAGGGCCGGGTAGGTTCGCCCCCGGTACCACCGCGGGGCCCGGAGGGCGATAGAAACGCTCCTGCTCCCAAAGCCGTCTTGTTGGCTGCATATCCTTGAGAAGTTACTGGTTTGCACCCCACCTCCTTTCGGGGCGCCCCGTCCTCGTGCCTTCCAGGACGCCCCGGGCTATGGGTTTAATCACATAAGCCCTACACGAGTTATTTGAATTGGTCCAAGAGCGTCCAGCCCACCTTGTCTTCGCCCAGGCGGTCGGAGATCATGCCGACCATCTCACCTTTGGTCATGCCCGGAAGATCAATAATGAGCTTGAGGCTTCTGGCTATCCGCCGCACCTTGGCCGCCGGTAGTCTCTTCAGTTCGCTGGTGGTCATCGTCGTTGCCTCCAGTTGGGGGTATGAGTAAGGCACTCAAAGAGAGGCACGAATCCGCCAGACTCGCGCCCCGTCGTTCAGAGCCTCACTACAATTTTTGTTAAGGGTTTTCAGCTTCACGCTTTGCTCGCCGGCCGCTTGAACATTGTCCGCCGTCCTCGTTCCCTTTCTTCATGGAGTTTCCGTCGCTCCTCCACCTCCAGGCCGCTTGCGCTCAGGATTGATTCAGGTTTCCACCGTCCCGCCCATCTCCGGGTCCTCTCTGCGCTTGGTATAAGGGGACCAAAAACCAGGGTATCTTTTAGGAGGGTCCCTACCTCCAGGATTCGTCTCGGCCAATCCATAAATCCGTGAGCTTCTTGGTTTCCTGCCAGAGTGCTCAGTCCTCAGCAGTTTTCCGGTCCTGCTAACCTACCCGCCTTTTCCAGTTTGACCCTTGAGCCGGGGAGGCCTCGCTCGCCCTCCGGGTATCCCAGTTTCGGGAATCCATTGCGCCTTGAGCTGCGCCTCATTTGCAATTTCGCTTTTCCCGTAGGATTGCCAGAGTTGCTATCCTCTTTCTGATTGTAACCAGCGCTGCCTTCTGTTTTGTGGGGGGTTCTATTAGGCTCCCGGACTCCCCCCGGGGAGCGCTGCTGGTTACGGCTTTTGCGCCTTTACTTTATTCTATAGTTGCGTCCTCATTTATTGCCATGATTTGTTATCGTGTTTTAGTTTTATCCTATTATATTACGCACCTATGTAAAGAAGTTTATTCTCACAATCGCAGGTTTAATCTCACAATCCTAAGTAGTGTTTAGCATTGCAATTAACGTTACTTTTGTTTAAGGACAAACCTCACCACTACCAAATGTTATTTGGTTTTAAAATGATATTATTTAATGGAAATCAATAACGCTGCATTAATATCTAAACAACATGCAGTGCCATGTCGAACTCTTTATAAATCAACCCTTCCGAACTTGGCATCATGCACAGGTACTCCGAGAGCCATGTTTGTTCTGATACCTGTCGCTTTTTGGAAATTGCATCATCGATCCGATAGTACCCGTCGGCATGGCGAGCCCGGCCCTGGCATTCATCCCACAGGTCGCAAGTCTCGCAATCTCGGCCATCGCACCGCTCCAGCACGTCAAGGATGCACCACTTGTAAAGCCGATAGCCCCGGGCCGGGGCCTCTTCCACGACCGACTGCATGAGGCCATAGGTTTTGTGCATGGTGGAGTAGATATGCGTGCTGGCCCGGTGCCCCCGCTTACTCATGGGGATGGACAAGGCAGCCTCGTAAATCCGGGGGTCCATCTCATCAATCTCATCCAATTTAAGTTTCTGCGGGTGCGCCCCGCGCACGCTCTTAGATGAGGCCGTGAGAATCTGGATGTTTGACAGGTTGCCCAGGACCGTTCGCTGTGCCAGCATGTCGCCGCGCAGCAGGTATCGGAAATCCTCGGTCACCATGCCCCAGCCGTCTCCTTCTCCGGTAAGGTGTTCGTACATGCGCTTGCTCTGTTCCAGAGACCCGCCTAATACCTTGGTGGCACACCCGGTCTTAAACACGGTATCCAGCCAAGTGGCCAGGGCCCCCAGGAGGGTTTTGCCACCGCCGCGGTTGGCCCAGCAGACCGAGTCCTGGACCAATTCAAAGAAGCTGTCCACGATGTACTCGGCCGGCGGGGTATGTTCGGGGCAGACCTGGGCTCGGGGAACGCGTAACTTCCAGAAGGAATCGATAAATTTCAGTAGCTCCTCGGCGCCATCGAACCCTTCGCGCCGGTAATGTTCCAGGAGGCCGCGTTTCAAGTCTCCCGGGTCAAGGTCGGCCAATTGGAGGTTCATAAGGCCCCGCCGCTATGCATCCAGTAGGCCAAAGTGCGCAAATGAGACAAGAAGAGGGGCTGGCTACACGCGCCACCTATGGGGGAAATACCGGCGATTCGGAAGGCGGTGTAATTGGGAAGGTAGGTTCGTGTTCGTTGAAATACGGGCTTTAAGCGAACCCGGCAAATATAGGAATGGTGAGAGTTTACGCTTTTTGGGGCATTGTGGAGAATATTAGTGGGAAAAGTGGATCCTATGGCCCTCAAAATGGGGAATAGGCTTTCTATATGGTGGGCAAGTGGGGATAGCACGTTTTTGTTAAAATTGTCGTCCATTTTTGTAAGTTTAATAAAATTCATGTCTCGTCTTTTTTTTCGCCATAATCATTGATCAATTTCACGAGGTCGAGAACAGCTTCTCTTATGGATTTCTCCCCATAGGGGATGTCGATGATCTTGAGCTGGTCCGCGACCTTTTCGATGAGACCGGCTCCCTGCAGAAATTTGATATACTTTTCCTTCAGAGCGATTATGTTCCTCATGCAGGCCACTTTCACAAAAGGGTTGGTGGCCGTTCGATAGGCTCTCCATTCCATCCGGAGCGCCTGCTCGTAACTCCTGATTTCACGCCCCAGGACTTCCGCCTGATCCACTGCTTTGGAGAGGGCCCGGTCAAAGGCTTTACCGTCCTCTTTGTCACGTCGCACCTGTCGTTCTGAAATCCCGTATAGTTCTGAAATTTCTGATACTTTCAAGCCGCTATCGAAAAGGTCCTGGATCTCCCGGATACGCTGCTGCCGGCGCCTTGAAATAGGCGGAATTTCCTTCGGGGAGTCGGGGGTTTCGGACAGTGTCATCGTCCGCCTTGCCAGCCAGCAAAGAAATACCGGAGACCATCCGGCCCGTGGTGCGCCC